TCAACCACCTGTGTCCTCAACATCGTCGTACCCCGTGAAGGTGGTCGGCTCACAGACTACCGTGAGTCGAGAGAACAATTTTCATGCTTTGAGGGACATACTGCGTCAGAACGGCGCACATATTAACTCAAAGAATGCAATCAGTGCGTTGGATATCGGTGGAAACTTTCATACCATCGATAACCAGCTCTCCATGTCCCATAAGAATGTTTCGGTCAAGGCAAAGACTGGGTATACTACCCGGAACTACCACGGACCGTTATTTGCTAATGGGACAGGGACGGTGTTGCAAAACACCACGAGCTGGCCAAAAATCCAACCTCCCAGTGAGGCAGTACTTAATGCCTTGGGAACTCAAGCGATAAGGAATACAATTCCGGACCCGCCTGGGGCTGAACTAGCGATCGCTCTTGCAGAGATCGTTAGGGAAGGGATGCCAGATTTTGCTGACATGAAGGACATCGTCGATCAAATACGGAGGCGTAAGAACGCTGCTCCGATCGGCGAGGCTCATCTAGCACAGCAGTTTGGTATGGCACCCATTCTAGCGGAAATACGTAAGTTCGCAAACGCCGTCCTTCGGGGCGACGCTCTAATGCGACAGTATGACCGAGACGCCGGACGACAAGTCCGGCGGAGGTTCGACTTTCCACCTGAGGTGACTTCAACGTTGGTGAGTACAACGGGAGGTGTGACGGTTTATCCGACACTTCCCACACCAATGTACGAAACCTTAGGTTACGTAGGGATTCTCAGCAAGACACGTATTAGACGTGTTGAGACTTGGTTTTCAGGCTGCTACATGTACTCTGTGCCGTACGTCGTCACTAAAGACGGCGAAACGACCTTTGCGCGTGATGTAGTCAGAGCTAGAAAGCTCTTAGGACTTCGGCTGGATGTCGAAGTTCTTTGGAACCTTGCCCCTTGGAGTTGGTTTGTCGATTGGTTTGTGAACGCCAGCCAAGTAATTGGCAATATGGTTTCATTCGCCAACGACGGACTCGTGATGCGGTACGGATACCTCATGTACAAAGAAACAATAGAGGACCGTTACACGCATTCCGGGGTGGCCTGGAAAGACCAGCCCGGGTCTGGAGAGATCCAGACTACGTTCACAACAACGCTCAAGAAGCGTGTGAGAGCTCATCCTTTCGGTTTTGGCGTTAAGGACGCAGATCTAACTGCGCGACAAATCGCCATTCTAGCCGCCCTAGGGATATCCCTTGGACGGAGCTGAAGCGGTAATTCTTGCCGCAACAGGTTTGTGGAGTGTACATTCTGTACTCTCTACATTAATATTAACTAAATATCCGTTAATATCCGGCTACTTTCCATATGAATGGAGCCGCGCCGATCTGGACTCTCCAGGATCGGTTTCTGTAAGGAGCAATGCCATGTTTTCTGATCCTCAGTCTCTGACCATCAATGCAGTCGCGACTTCCGTGCCGAAGACTTCCGTCAACGGCTCTAGCTCGGTTTACACCGATGCTAGCGGAAATATCACGATGACCATCTCGCACAACCGCGATAAGCGGCAGCGCTCGGTGATCCGCATTGAACAGAAGAAGGTGGCCGCCGATCCGCTTCTCGCGGACCGTAACGTGCCCACCAACCAGACCGTCTACTTGGTTGTAAACCGACCGACGAACGGCCTGTTCTCCCCGACGGAAACCAAGTACATCGTAGATGCACTCACGGCTTTCCTGACGGCTTCTGCTGGCGCCAACGCGGTGAAGTTTATCGCTGGCGAGAGCTGAACTCTTAAAAGAGTTCGCCTTCAGTTACAAAAGAGGGACGGGCGGGCTCGGGTAACCGAGCTTCGCTTCCGTACCGCTTTCAGAAATGCATGGCTATGGAAGGACTTACCATCGTATTTGACGACGGGGCCCTGAAAAGCCTGATGTTGCTCTGGCAGAGTGTGGCCTCGGAAGAGGCCGCACGGTGTTGCACAAGTACCCTTCGTGACTATGAAACCGTCACGAGGCGCTGTGAAAATGAAGGGTGGTCGTTTTTGACGATCACTTTGCCCAACTTTGGAAAGGACTTCGAAAGAAGTCTTGACCAAGGTAAGGTAACTCGCAATCTCTTCCAGGGATTTACTTGGAAGGCAGGTCTCCCCCGATTTCTCAGGGGTTTTCTGGAGCTCATTTTCGCGGTAGATTCGGGCATTATTGTTGACAAGCCTGACATAGATGCAATTCGCGCTATTCGTCAGCTTACGCTGATGTTCGGCAAGATTAACCGTGAGTGCTCAGAAGAGCGCACGGCCGCAGCTATGAAAGGGTTTGTTGATTGTGAGAAGTCAGTTCTGGAGATGGATGGCCAGAGGAGCCACGATGATTACGTGGTTTTCCATAGGGTTGCTCGTCTCTTGTTCGCTAACATTCTCTCCGAAGTTGACCGAAAGGTCTTCGACGGTGAGGTTGTGCCGAAACACGGACCAGGCGCGACAGCTGATGGACTTAAGGGAAACCGTAAGTACACCAACCGTACCTGGACCGACCGCCTCGAAGAGGCAGGTCTACATGCTGAGAAACATTTGTTTCCCAGTGTCTCACATTTTGTAGAGACTTATGACCGTGTGAACTGGCTCGAACCTGGAGCAGAGCCACCAGTTAAGGTGATATCTGTTCCTAAAACGCAGAAAGCCCCTCGCATTATAGCGATAGAGCCTAGCTGGATGCAATACCCCCAGCAAAGTTTGCTAGAAGCGATAAGACAAGGTCTCGAGGAGGGTGACTCCCGATCGAACTTTGTTGGTCTCACGGATCAGACGCCTAATCAGCGTTTAGCCCGTGAAGGTAGCCGTAGTGGCAACCTTGCAACGCTAGATCTTAGCGAAGCTTCAGACAGGGTTTCCTATCAGTTAGTACAAACTCTCTTGGCTGACCACCCCCACCTAAAAGCGGCGGTAGATGCTACTAGAACAAAGCTAGCTGATGTGCCTGGTTTTGGGGTTATGCCCCTTGCCAAGTTCGCATCTATGGGTTCAGCACTGACGTTTCCGATAGAGGCAATGGTATTTACTACCTGCATCTTTGTTGGGATCGAAAAGTCGCTAAAACGGCCCGTTAC